CAACAAGTGCTTCTTGACCTGTTTGAATTGGCTTTGATTGAACCGAAAATTAAAACCGAATTAAATTAAAAACTGTAGTACTATTGTTTTATTGTTATTGTTATTATTTAAAATACCTAAAGGAGACTACAGTTGGGCATTCAATTGGAAACAAAATTACCCTGCGCTGATTGTGGGAGCAGTGATGCGCTGACAATTTATGACTGGGGAGCAAGGTGCTTCTCTTGCAATAAGAGCACCTTCAACTCTCAGAGGAAGGAGGCAACACCCAGAGTCGTAAACAAAGTGAACGCAGAATTCAAATTAATCGAAGGTGTTCTGAAGACCATTCAAGAGAGGAAGATTTCGAGACAAACTTGTGACTTCTTTGGCGTTGTGGAAGCAGACAATTGCTGGCACTTCCCTTACAGAGATGTTTTAAACAATACAATTGCTTACAAGAAGCGACACGTTAGAGAAAAAAAATTCAGCATTGTCGGAGATTGGAATAAAGGCACAATGTTCGGACAGCACCTCTTCTCTTCTGGACAGAGAATGTTGACCATTTGTGAAGGAGAATTTGACGCCATGAGCGCATGGCAGATGCTTGGTGGAGTCAGCAATCACCCAGTCATAAGCTTGCGTAACGGTGCTGGGAGTGCCTTAGCCGATTGCAAAAACAACTACGAATACATAGACAGTTTTGAAACTGTTATTCTTTGTTTTGACTCTGATTCTCAAGGGCAACAGGCTGCTGATCAGGTAGCTGAACTGTTTGGTTCAAAAATAAAAGTTTTTAAACCGATGCAAGGTTTTAAAGATGCCAATGATTTTTTGATAGCTAATGAAGGGGGTCAGTTCACAAAGAGGTGGTGGGAGTCTGAGAGACATGTTGTGGAGGGCATTGTTGACGGTGCTTCCTTATGGTCGGAGGTGAACAACCCTGTCGAGAAGTCTCTCGTCAAATACCCATTCAAAGGACTGAACAATCTGACTTATGGCATTCGTCCGCAAGAACTGGTTCTTTGCACTGCTGGGGCTGGGCTAGGAAAATCGCAATTCATGCGTGAGCTGGTCTTTCACATCCTCAATAACACGAACGACAACATAGGCTTAATGTTTTTGGAAGAGTCCGTTCGCACTACGGCTCGTTCTTTGATGTCTCTTCATGCAAATAAATTACTCCATCTTCCTTACACCGTCACAAACGAACAGGAATTACGTGCGGCTTTTGAAGCTACGCTAGGGACAGGTAGGGTTTTTTTATTGGATCACTTTGGATCGAGTGAGGTTGATCGCATTGTCAACAAAGTTAAATACATGGCGAAAGGTCTTAGTTGCAAATACATCTTTCTAGATCATGTTTCAATCGTTGTTTCTTCTCAAGAATTCGGAGATGAGCGAAAGAACATTGATGAAATCATGACCAAGCTGAGAACGCTTTGTCAAGAAACAGGGGTCTGTCTCTTTGTTGTTTCTCATTTGAAAAGACCAGATGGAAAAGGGCATGAGGAGGGAGCTACAACATCAATGAATCAATTGAGGGGTAGCCAGGCACTAGGACAGATCCCAAATATTATCATCGGGTTAGAGCGTAACGGACAGGCTGAGAATGAAGAAGAGAGACACACCACTAAGGTGAGAGTTTTGAAAAATCGTTTTTCAGGTATGACTGGACCAGCATGTAATTTGTTATACAATAGATCTACGGGTCGGATGGTAGAAAAGTTTGATGAAGCTTCACTATGATTATGAGAGTGATATGGCAAGCTGGTTAATCCTAATAATATCTGTGATATATTTAGCTATTGCTGTTGATCTTTTAATAAAAGGACAAACTGCAATGGCGATAACTTTTGTAGGTTTTTGTCTTGGAAATTTCGGACTCTTTTTGCAGACATGAAAAGACTCGCACTTGACATCGAGACTGACGGTCTGCAACCAACGAAAATATGGTTCGCAGTTACAAAGGACATTGACACTTTAGAAATAAACGTATGGCAGACGAAGGAAAAGTTAAGAAAATACATAGCTTCAGATGACTTGCTAATTGGGCATAATATTATTGGTTTTGACTTACCAGTTTTAAAAAGATTATGGGACATAGATACCAGCACAAACAGCTTAAGAGATACCTTGTTAATGTCGAGACTGCTTAATCCCTCTCTTGAAAGTGGTCATTCATTAAAGGCTTGGGGTAAAAAACTTGGTTTAGAAAAAATAGACTTTAATGCTTTTGAAGATGGTTTATCCGAAGAGATGGTAAAATATTGTATTCAGGATGTTGAGATAACTCATCGGCTTTTTAAAGAGCTTGATGTTTGTTTATTAGGGTGGGATAGATCAGTTAATCTTGAGCATGATGTTGCTATAATTTTAAGAACACAACAAGAAAATGGTTTCAAACTTAACGTACAGCAGTGTATGGTTTTTATTTCTAACTGGCAGCATACCCTCATGAGTCTGGAGGAAGAACTTCAAACTGTTTTTCAAGCACTTACTCATGAAAGGCATAGCAAAAAAACGGGTAATAGGTTGAAGGATAAAGTAGAAGTTTTTAATCCAGGCTCACGCAAGCAGATAGCGGAACGACTAATAAGTTTGGGATGGAAGCCTAAAAAATTTACAGAGAAAGGATCGGTAATTGTTGATGAAAAAGTTTTACAAACTGTTAAGATACCTCAAGCTAAACTTATTTTACGATATTTACTCCTTCAAAAACGGGTTGCTCAAGTTAAGTCATGGCTTGAAAATGTATCTCAAAGCGGAAGGGTCCATTGCCAGATCAACTCTCTTGGAGCGATCACCGGAAGAATGACGCATTCTAATCCTAATCTTGCCCAAGTCCCTAGAGTAGACAGCGAATACGGTATGGAGTGTAGGTCGGTATGGACCGTAGACGAGGGAAACGTGCTACTTGGGGTTGACGCAAGCGGTTTAGAGTTACGTATGTTGGCTCATTATATGGATGATGCTGCCTATACGAGAGAGCTACTCGAAGGAGATATACATATCAAGAATAAAGAAGCTGCTGGTCTTACCAGCAGGGATCAGGCTAAAACATTCATTTATGCGTTCCTTTATGGTGCTGGATCTGCTAAAATTGGTTCTATAGTTGGAGGTGGAGAACGAGAGGGAAGGCAATTAATAGATAGCTTTCTAAAGAATACAGCATCTCTTAAGAAGCTAAGAGATAAGGTAGGTTGTTTAGCTGAAAAGGGTTGGCTCCCTGCATTAGATGGTCGGAAGCTTTTTGTCAGGTCTCAACACTCAGCCTTAAATACCCTCCTACAAGGGGCAGGTGCGATAGTGATGAAACAAGCCCTGTGCATCTTGAACAAAAAATTAATTAATGCTAAACTTTTTTTCTTATTCGTTGCTAATGTTCACGATGAGTTTCAACTTGAAACACGAAAGGAGGATGCCGAATTGATTGGTTTTTTAGCAGTACAATCTATTCGACAAGCAGGTGTCCGTCTGAATTTGAGATGCCCTTTGGACGGTGCATTTAAGGTAGGACAAAATTGGGCATCAACACATTAAACTATACTAAAGGAAACTAAATATGAAACCAGTTAAAGTTATCGGTCAAATTTTCTGGGCTAGACACGATACTCCCTATGATGACGGACGCTATGGAGTAGACATCGGTTTTTTATCGGAGAAGGCTATTGAGAAACTGCAAGAGGAAGCACTCCTAGACGTAAAATATAAAGATGGATCAGAAGAGCAACAGCACTATGTCACTTGCAGAAGTAATCATCCGATAAAAATGGTTGACATGGAGGGCAACCCTGTGAAAGGTAGAATTGGAAATCATTCGGAGTGCATTGCTATCGTTAGTCCATACGAATACACGTTTAAAAACAAGAAGGGCGTAGGAGCTGGTGTGAGGAGTCCCATTGTCGTTACTAAGCTAATACCTTACGCTCCAAAAAGTTCTCCAGAAATGGATGACTTAGAAGCAGTCTAATAAATGAAGCCGTCTATTAATAACGCAACCGCTTTAATAGACGGTGATATTCTTGTGTATCGGATTGGTTTTGCTAGTAATAATGACGCTAAAAAATTTGCTATCAGTCGTATGGACAATTACATTTGTAAGCTTATACGTTTCGATTACATCAGTGAGTTTTTAGGGTACATTACGGGACATTCTAATTTTAGGTACGCCTTAGCTACAGAAAAAAAATATAAAGGGAATAGAGATGAAGCTAAAAAACCAAAACATTATAATGCTTTGCGGGAACACCTCAAGAATAAGTGGGGATTTAAGCTGGTAGAGGGGGAAGAGGCAGACGATGCCATTGGTATCCAAGCCTACAGTATGGAAGCAAACAGATGTTGCATCATGTCTTTAGATAAAGACCTTGATATGTTAAGGGGCTGGCACTACAATTTTGTTAAAGACTATCTTTATTATATTTCAGAAAAAGAAGCTATCAGAAACTTTTACATGCAAGTCTTGACAGGTGATCGAGTAGATAATATAGCTGGCTTAAAAGGGATAGGCCCCGTCAAAGCAAAAAAAATATTAGAAGGTTGTGAAAACGAGAAACAATTATTATCTGCAGTCTTAAAGGCATATGAAAATAATATTGAATTATTAAATGAAAGGGCAAATTTACTTTGGATACGAAGAAAGATTGGCGATATTTGGCAACAAAAGATTTCCCTGAAATAATTTATATTCAGTGGCGGGATGCAGTATCGGAAGCTGGTTGGGAAAACGTAGAGAAAGCTGAAACACATTTGGTTTTAAGTATCGGCTTTTTAATTTCTGAAACTGTCGAAGACATTTGTATTGCTGCTGCTATTTCTAATGATCAATCTAACTCAAGGATGCAGATACCAAAGGGCATGATAAAACGTATTAAAAGAGTTAAGTTAAATAAATTTTTAAACATCAGGAGAAGAAAACCATTAAAACTCAAAGCGCAAAAGCAAAAGGTAGAAAACTCCAGCAATGGTTCAGAGACGAACTTATCAAAAAGTTTTGTTTTTCCAGTGATGATGTAAGATCAACCAGCATGGGAGCTGGTGGAGAAGACATACTGTTTTCTCAAGCAGCAGGAGATACATTAGGCATATCAGTAGAGTGTAAATCAAGAGAGTCTATGGCTGTTTACGCTTTCTATTCTCAAGCTAGTGACAACTGTCCTAAAGAAAGAGAACCTGTTCTTGTAATTAAACAAAACAAATCTCAGCCGTTAGTTGTAGTTGATGCTACCTATTTTTTACAGTTATTAGAAAGAGCAAAGCAATGAGACACTTAGTAATTCCTGATACACAATGCAAGCCAGGTAATTCATTTGATCATTTAGAATGGGTAGGGAAGTATGCAGCTGATAAAAAGCCTGATGTTATTATTCATCTTGGAGATCATTGGGATATGCCTAGCCTTAGTGTTTATGATATAGGCAAAAAGTCATTTGAAGGAAGAACTTATAACAACGACATTATTGCTGGTAACACAGCGATGGACACATTGATGAAGCCTATTGTTTCTGAAATTAAAAGATTAAGAAACAACAAGAAAAAAATATGGAATCCTAAACTTGTATTTTTATTGGGCAATCACGAACAACGAATAGAAAGAGCTATAGAGGCTGATAGAAAACTTGAAGGTCTTATAGGTTATAATGATTTTAATTTGCAACAATACGGCTGGGATGTACAGGAATTTCTAGCTGTAAAGATAATAAATAACATTGCGTATAGTCATTATTTTACTTCTGGTGTCATGGGGAGACCTGTTAGTTCTCCTGGCTTAATGTTACAGAAGAAACACATGAGTTGTATTATGGGTCATGTTCAAGATCGAGCAATATCATTTAGTAAACGTGCTGATAACAGCAGAATCACTGGTATATTTGCGGGTGTTTGTTATCAACATGATGAGGATTATTTAACTCCGCAAACTAACGGTAGTTGGTCGGGCATCTGGATATTGAACGAAGTTAACGATGGTAGTTTTGATGAGATGCCTGTAAGCTTAGCTTATTTAAGGAAACAATATGGAAATAAAGGATTTATTAGAGAGCAGGGGCGGGACCTACGGGAAATACACATCAGTGAGTCAGATCAGCCAAGACCTCAAGAAGATAATGAGGGAGTCTCCTAACTATAGAAATATGCCAGCACCTTTCCAAGAAAGTTTGGACATGATTGCTAACAAAATTTCTAGAATATTAAATGGTGATTGTTATTATGACGATTCCTGGAGGGATATTAGTGGGTATGCTACGTTAGCTTTAATGGAGTTAGAAGACATGGGAAAACCTCTTGAACATGACGCTTGTTGAACTAAAAGAAAAACTCATGCAGTTTGATGAGATAGATTTAATAGAACTATTAGATCTAACGTCAGAAGATATACTTGAAAGATTTGAGGATATCTTAGAGGACAAATTTGAAATGTTAAAGAAAGAAATAGAATGATGGATTTTTACCAAGAATACATAGCGAAAAGCAGGTACTCACGTTTCCTGGAGGACGAAGGACGAAGAGAGAATTGGTTTGAAACAGTAGACAGATACATGGACTTCATGAAGAATCACCTAGAGACTAAGCATCAGTATGTAGTCCCTATGCAGACGGACTCAGAGCTTCGTGAGGCGATTAAGAACTTAGAGATAGTACCCTCCATGCGGTCTATCATGACTGCTGGTAAAGCCCTTGAGAGGGACAACACAGCAGGGTACAACTGTGCCTACCTACCTGTTGATGACATAAAATGTTTTGATGAGGCTATGTTCATACTGCTCTGTGGCACAGGTGTAGGGTTCAGTGTCGAGCATAAATACGTTGACAAGTTACCTGAAGTGCCTCACAGGATGTTTGACTCAGCGTCTACGATTGTTGTGTCTGACAGTAAGGAAGGATGGGCTAAGTCATTACGTCAAATCATAGCCCTGCTGTACTCAGGTGAAGTACCTAAGTGGAACACTGACAAGGTCAGACCTGCGGGTGCTAGGCTAAAGACATTTGGTGGTAGAGCCAGTGGTCCTAAACCTTTACATGAACTGTTTGAGTTTGTTGTGCGGAAGTTTAAGTGTGCTGCTGGTCGCAAACTGACCACACTAGAGTGTCATGACATCATGTGTAAGGTAGCAGAGGTTGTGGTAGTGGGTGGTGTTAGACGGTCAGCTATGATCTCACTGTCTGACCTAGAAGATGACAAGATGCGTAACGCTAAGACAGGTCAATGGTGGGAGGCTAATCCGCAACGTGCGTTAGCTAATAACTCCGCTGTGTATGAACGTAGACCTGATGTTGGGCAGTTCATGGACGAGTGGAACAGTCTGTATCACAGTCATTCAGGTGAACGTGGTATCTTTAATCGTGAATCTGCTCAGTTTCAAGCTGGTAAGAATGGACGTAGGGATACTGACCAAGAGTTTGGAACTAACCCATGCTCTGAGATTATCCTTAGACCTCATCAATTCTGTAATCTATCTGAGGTTGTCGTTCGGGAGAGTGATTCAATTTATGATCTTGAACGTAAAGTGAACTTAGCTACAATACTGGGGACTTATCAGTCTACGATGACACACTTCCCTTATCTCAGAAAGATATGGCAGCGCAACACTGAGGAAGAAAGATTGTTAGGTGTCTCACTGACTGGTATCTTGGATAATAAAATATTAGGAGATACAATTGCACAGACTAAAACTCTTCTTGAAAAACTTAAGGTGGAAGCTACAGAGACAAACAAATTTATCGCAGGTGAGCTTGGCATTCCTATCTCTGTCGCTATTACTTGTGTTAAACCTAGTGGTACTGTGTCTCAGCTTGTTGATAGTGCCAGTGGCATTCATCCACGTCATAGTCGTTATTATATCAGACGTATTCGTGGCGATAAAAAAGACCCTCTTTCCGCCTTTATGATGGAGCAAGGCATACCCTTTGAGGATTGTGTCATGCGTCCTGAGTCTACTACTATCTTCAGCTTCCCTAAGAAAGCACCACACAATGCGCTACTGCGTGAGGACTTGACTGCAGTGCAACATCTAAACTTGTGGATGATGTATCAGAAGCATTGGTGTGAACACAAACCATCAGTGACTATCTCAGTCAATGAGAACGAATGGGTTGAGGTTGGTGCGTGGGTGTGGAAGAATTTTGATGATGTGTCTGGGGTTAGCTTCTTACCCTACGATGGAGGTACTTATAAACAGGCTCCATACGAGGAATGCAGTGAGGAAGAGTATAAGGAATTGTTGCATAAGATGCCTCAAGAGATTGATTGGGACAGTCTCATCGAAATGGATGATAATGTTGAAGGTGCACAAACACTAGCTTGTACAGCAGGATTGTGCGAAATATAATAAGGGAAAGGGAACTTTTATGCTTGAAACAATTTTTACTTTTTTAGCTTTGGTTAATTGTTACCCACAGGATGCAGTTATTATATCCAACCATGATGAACCGACATTCTATTCAGAAGGCATTGTGTACATTGCACCAGGAGACTACAAAGATCACATTCTAGTGCATGAACTGGTCCATCATTGCCAATGGAAAGAAGCAGGTAACTTACCTGCTCAGACTTCGGAGGAATGGCATAAACGTGAACGACAAGCAAAAATCATGGAACATTTCTATTTTAACTATTAAGTCATAAAATGAAGTTCTCCATTTACTTTAAGTAGGTATCGTAAAAGATTTTGTTTCTGCCTAGAAGAACCATTTTTCTTGTATCAGGGTCTTTCATGTATCTCAAATATTCTTTTCTCATTTTAGGTAGATCATTTTTAATAACACCTTTTGTAAATTCAGGGAACGCTTTGATACCTGTCTTTACGTTAAAGTGAAAATCTAATAACATCTCTTGTTGTTTAGGAGTTAAGTCTTTATAAGATGTGTTATGCTCCTTTTGTAATACAGTATCTAAACCTTTAACGGTTAGTTCTAAATCTTTAACAAATATTAAATCTACTTGCTCTTGTGTCAAAGTATCTAAGTCATAGTTATAAACACTATTTGAATCAATCTGGTCTTGTGTTAACTTGTGACCTATCCCAACAGTATCTAAACCGCCTTCTTTAGATGGATATCTAAAAGGTGTTCTGCCTTTTTCACCGCCTTTTTCGTTGTAGATACCTTCTACCTTTTCAACGTAATTTATAAACCTTTCTGAAAACGTAGGCGTATCAAGATCAACTGCCTGTGCTTGTCTAGTTGGGACAAACATACCGCCTTGCCCATAACCGCCCATACCGTCAGCGGGCATTGGAGGGATAGCTCTTTGTTGTTCTTTATTTTCTTCAAGATCTACAAATGTCGTTGGCATCATCATCGGCATAGTCATGACTCCTAATCAGTTAAAGTATTTCCAGATTGTATCGTTACTCCTACGTTATTCGTATAGTCGTTTAATCTCAAAAGGATCATAATATTCAGGTTGAGCATACATCTCTGACATAGTAGGTTGCATCGGATTATTATATGACGGACTTCTCATACCTTGACCAAACAAACCACTGTTTCTTAATACATCATTTGTTTGATCCATATGATTGTTAGCTTTTTGTACATCATACTCTAATGTCATCCAGTCTTCAATAGCTCTTTGTTGTTTGCTCTTTTCTACTTGTTGTTGTAGTAAACCGTTTAGTAACTCTCTACTGTTCTGTATTATATGATCATTTAATCGTTGCTCTTTTCTTTTTTCTTCTGCGGCAGCAGCGGAATCTCTCTGAGCTATTGTTTTATCTAACAAAGCCTTCGCTGCGGCTGCTTTATTAAACCCCCAATCAAACATATCTCCAAAAGCAGCAGCCCTGTCTTCATCCCGTTGCCTAAGCATTCTTTCTTTTGCCCTGTCTTCATCATTTGTTTGATCCATCTGATTGTTAGCTTTTTGTACTTGAGCCTCTAATGTCATCCAGTCTTCAACAGCTCTTTCTGAGTTCTCTTGGTCTCGTAGTGCGGCAATGTTTCCGCCATAACCATAGCCTCCTTCTCCATCCATACCAACAGTAGTACCTGCTTCTTCAGAAACAAGAGGAGGCATGGTAGAACTAGGGTTAGCATCAGGTTGAGTAAACAAACCCATACCAGATAATGCTTGAGTACCTGGAATAGGAAAGCGAGGACTTGGAGGTTCAAGAGATGCCTGTGCCTGTGTGCCTGTTATAGGAAACCTGCTTCTCATTTCCGATGGTTGCTCTGGACTAGGAAACTTAGAACCAATATAAGTCTTACCATTTAGCTGAAGAAGTTTTTCAGTATCTAAGTTTTGTCTTCCTTCAAATGGTCTAAAACCAGCAGGTATTGGTTCAGGTTCTCTTGCCGGAATTGGAACGCCAATACCTAGGCGTTTTAACCTCTCTATTATACTAGCCATTATTCGCTCCCTTTCATAATACGTTTCATCCTTTTCTCTTGTTCTTTCTCTATGCCCCCTGCAAACCACTGGTAATACAACCTTCCCGCTATAGGTAATTCCTTGTAGATCTTAGGAGTCATCTCACCTTCAGCTGCATTGACAATAGTCTCCCATACAACATCTGCTGTGGACAGAACAGGATAAAAAAAGTTACTTATTCCCAAAGCCCTATCCAAATCACCCTGCATCATCTTAGTGACCATGTACTCAGTAATTCCCCATACTTTGAGTGTGTTGTAAGCAAGTTTTTCACCGTACCCCTTCCAAGATGGTTCCTCAAACCCTCTACCAAGCAGCATATCCTTAATAGCATCTGCCCCTAAAGCTGCTACTGGTATTGTCAATCCAAAGGATATAGTACGACTAATAGCTCTCTTTCTATTACCTTTATCCCACTCACCTTTAGTTCTTTTCAGTGTGTTAGATATTTGTTTTAACATGAATGTCTTGAGCGCAAATGCTACCTTACCATTAGGCATCTTAAGATACTGTAAAGGCATCTCAGATAAAGATATAGGCTGTACGTCAGCTAACTCATTCCACAGATATAGCTTGACATTATCAGTAATCTTACCGTTCTGTAGATCACTGACCAGTGCTGGGTACT